GATTCAATGCTTTAACTAGACTATGGTCCTCTGTATTACGCTTACGTGTTGCCATTAGGCACTCCTTTACTAATATTTGATTATTATAGCACAATCCATATTTATTGTCAACCTTAGGATTCAAGCGTAGGACATTGCGATAAATACTATTATGCCAAAGTTATCCTTATACCGCCCAAATAAACAGAATGATTATCGTTTCTTTGATAGAACAATATCCGAAGAATTGCGTGTTGGCGGCACGGATTTATACATTCACAAGTATTTAGGTCCAACTAATCAAGGACCTAGTATTGATTATACTCAACCAGAATATGATAGTTTAAATCCACTAAATATTCAGGATTTATTATTCCTAGAGAATAGAGATAGAACATATGATCCAAACATTTATAGATTACGCGGGCATTATAATGTACAGAATTTAGATTTTGATTTAAGTCAGTTTGGTTTATTCTTAAACAATGATATTATCTTTATCAATGTTCATTATAATGATATGATTGATATTGTTGGTCGCAAGTTAATGGTAGGTGATGTATTAGAGTTACCACACTTATTAGATTATAATCCATTAAAAGAAACTATCCCAGTTGCATTAAAACGCTTTTATAGTATTACTGATGCTAACTTTTCTAGTGAAGGATTTAGTCAAACTTGGTATCCACATATGTGGCGTATTAAGTGTGAACCATTAGTTGACAGTGAAGAATTTAGTCAGATACTAGCTGAGCCGATTAACCAAGATAACTATTTAGGATTATGGGATAAAGATAAAACATATCCACCGGGTTATGTTATTACATTTGGTGATAAGAATTATATCAGTAAAATAGAAGTACCACCTGGAATATATCCTCCAGATCCAACATATTGGGAGTTAGATACGGCATCAAACCTTAAAGATATTCTTGCTACATACAATAAGAATATTGCAATCAATAATGCGGCATTGGAAGAGGCTAAACGTCTTGTACCTAAATCAGGATATGACAGTAGCAACTTGTATATTGTTCCTACATACGGTACGTTTGAAACTAATACAGAGTTATCTGGTAAATATAATCAGCCAGCACCCCCGGTTGATGGTGTTGTGCCTAACCCAGGTCCACCCACTGCTACTGTTGCTCTAATGAGTTCTCCGTTATATAGAAACGCTAGCCCTGTATTAAGAATTTCTGCCGCATCGGCACAATCACTTTATAATATGACTGTTGATAACGGTGTGATTGCACCTAAGTCAACATTATCGTTAAGGTCAATAACTATTGCACCAACACTAACTGACGGTGGCTCAGGTGCAGTATCAGGCTATACAGTATTATCTATTGATAGTATTGGATATAATATCACTGGCCCATATGGTACTGCTGATAATACATACGCTACTGCCGATCAGAATCCAGAAGCACCAAACTTTACAGGTACAGAACCTTATGGTCCAAATACTATGGACTATCGTGCTGACTGTGATCCTCGCTTCCAATTCATTGCACGTAGTAGCCCGAGAACGTTTGGTTATACGACTGGTTACTTAGACGGCACAGGAGAAGCTCCAAATGGCTTCCCAACTGGTGCAGGTATTGCATTCCCGCAAAACCCACAAGTAGGAGATTACTTCCTACGTATAGATTACTTACCTCAACTGTTATATCGTTGGGATGGACAACTATGGATTAGAATCTCACAAAACGTGAGAACCGATACAGGTATGACAGCTGGTGATGAGTCACAACAATCTAGCTTTATAAATAATAGCAATGTAACAGTATTGACTGATGGTACAACTACTACTCAGAAACAAGCATTAAGTAAAATACTTACTATTGCGCCAGATACGTTACCACCACAACCTTAAAGAATATAAATGGCACAATTTTTCTATGACAACCAGATACGCAGATTTTTAATACAGTTTGCTAAAATATTCAGTAATTGGGAAGTTACTAAAGGCAAAGATCCTGCAGGTAATGAAATACTTGTTCGTGTTCCTATTATGTATGGTGATTCAAGTCGTCAGGCAGCTACTATCATCGCTAATAATAGTGCAAGTAATTTGCCAAGTGCACCACTGATTACATATTATATCAGTGGGTTAGAATACGACCAACGTAGAACTCAAGATCCTACATTCATTGATAAAATACAAGTTCGCCAACGTAGCTATAATAGTGAAACACAACAATATGAGCAAGTACAAGGACAAGCCTTTACAGTTGAAAGACTAATGCCTGTTCCATATACCTTGCGTATCAACGTTGATTTTTGGACTACTAACTATCAACAGAAATTAGAATTAATTGAACAGTTAGGAACATTATTTAACCCTTCATTAGAAATTCAAAGTACTGATAACTTTATTGATTGGACTAGTTTAAGTGTTGTATATCAAGATGGCATAACATTTACTAGTCGCAGTATACCGCAAGGTACAGGCAATCCTATTGATGTATTAAATTGGAAATTCTACATGCCAATATGGTTGAGTAATGCAGCCAAGCTTAAAAAGATGGGTGTTATCGAAAAAGTTATTGCTAGTATCTTTAAAGGTCAAGCATTGCAGGATATACAAGATGATGACTTGTTGTTAGGTACACGACAAAAGATTACACCCTACGGATATAAATTACTATTAATCGGTAATAGATTACAGTTATTACCCGCAGATGAAGCATTTTACCCAAGTAATGAAACATTAGAATATCCTCCACCGCCGGATACAAGTTTGTATTGGTCAAGTTTATTAAATGTGTATGGTACATTACGTCCGGGTATCAGTCAAATATGGTTACAAAATCCATTCATGACCACTGATATTGTAGGTACGATTGTTCCTGATCCATTAGATGACAGATTGTTGATATATGAAATTGACCCTGACACTCTGCCACAAAACACATTGGATCCTGTAGACAGCGTGATTAACCCATTAGTCACAGGACCAAACGCAGGACTGCCGGGGCCAATTAACGGTCGTAGATATCTTATTGTAGAAGATGTTGGCTCACCGGGTAATACAACAGTTGCATGGGGAGCATTGATTGCTAATGCAAATGATATCATTGAATATGATGCGACTTCCGGTTCATGGTTTGTATCATTTGACAGTCAGGCAGCCACTACAGTTGAATATGTGACTAACCTTACTAGTAACTTACAATATAGATATGCACCTACTGAAAATGTATGGATGAAATCATACGAGGGATGGTATGGGCAGGGAGATTATTCTATTGTGATTTGATTTTTGATAAATCATAATATGACTAACACTTCTGCTGGCGTCTTTTTTTATAGTAAAAGAACTGAACGCTATCTCTTTCTATTAAGAACCGATCATAAAAACCCAGGCAACTGGGGAATTCCAGGTGGCAAGATAGAACAAAATGAAACGCTAATGGAAGGTATTGAACGTGAGTGTATGGAAGAAATAGGTTACTACCCCAAAAAAGCAAAACTAATTCCAATTCAGAAATTTGTAAATCATACCTTCACTTATCATACATTTTTTTGTCAAGTAGATAAAGAATTTTATCCCATATTAAATGATGAACATTGTGGGTATGCATGGGTAGGAGATAATCAATATCCCAAACCATTACATCCGGGATTATTCAATACTGTGAATTTTGATATTGTACAAGAGAAATTAAAAGCACTTACAAAAAAAGAGACCTAAGTCTCTTTTTTTATTTTAGCAATTTTGCTATTGTATCAAACCCAAGTGATCCTATCACTATGCCTGCCCCCATCATCATCCAGCGCCATTTTTCAAGCGCAGAGATTTTGTCAGACATAGACCTATGAGCGCCAGCACTAGCTTCTTTCATTTCTTTAAGAAGCTGATGTGTATCTTCATTGTTCTTAGCAATACAAGCATTAACATCTTTGATATCAGCTTTGATTTCGCTGATATCATTTGTGATGTTTTGTACCTGCACTTGAAGCACTGCGATGTCCGTTTCAGTCTTTGGCATTTTAATAGTTTTTGATACCATCATGATTAAGCACTAGCAATCGTAACGATTGGGTTAGGCTGACCTTCGTATGTATTAGCGGCGTATGCTGTGTTGAATGTAGCGATAACATCAGGGTTAACTGTGTTCAATACCGCAGTACCTGTACCAGTACCGGTTGCTGTAGCAACGAATGAAACACCTGTCATATTAGATGCCGCACCACATAATGTCCAATTTGTTGTACCAGTACTGTAAATTGTGTATACTGTACCTACAACTAATGAACCGGCAGCAACTTGTGCTGGGAACACTTCAGTATTGTAATCATTAACACTTGAAACATATGCTGTAGCAGAGGCTGCATCAGTAGACAAGATATTCATTGTGTTTGGTGTCAATGCTGTGTTAGCAACGTTTGCTGTATAGCATTGTGCAATTAAACCAGTCGTACCACCTTGTACTAGATATTTTGTCTTACCTTTTTGACGAACAATGAAACCAGCTTCGTCATTTGCATATACAAAAGATGTACCTGCATAATTTGCAGTAGATTCGACTGCCAATACAGTTACGTCAATAGTAGCATTTGCCGCTGTTGTACCAGTAGTAACTGCTTTTTGTGGACCATATTGTGAAGTTGAAACAGTAAATGCAGATGCGTTAGCAATGGCATCAACAAAGTATGTTGTACCTGTTACTAAACCACCTGTGTTTGCATCAAATACAACCGGTGCTCCAACAAACAATGTTTGTGCGTTTCCTGAAGTGCGAATAACGTTACCTGTAGCATTTGTGTTAGCAACAGCAACAGTAATATAACCTGTATTTGTATCAACAAAACCAACATTGATTGGTGTTGTCTGACCTGGAATACCAGTTGGTTGAAGAATCTGAACTGCTGATCCAACTGATAATGTATTTGCAAAATCAGTACCTGCACCATACACATTCAAATTACCTGTATCACCATAGATTGTACCTACACCAGCTATACCAATAGCAACACGTGGTAGAACTTGTGATCCAACGATAGCTGTGTTACCACCAACTACACCATATGTATTAGCGTTAGTTGATGGGAAACCTGCGCCACCAACTGGGTTGTTGAAGTAAGCATCAACTACACCAACGGACATTGATACTGAACCACCAGTTGTGTCAGTCAATGTTGCCATTACACGTGGTTGAACACTTAGTTGTGTAGCTGAAACGCTGAATGTAGTGTTAGATAAAATAGTATCAACATAATATGTTGTATTAGCTGTTAGACCACCAACTGTAGTAGCTACTACAAATGGCATACCTGAAGCTACACCAACAGTTGGAGATGTTGTTAGATTTCCACCTGAGATTGTAACGATACTACCTGTTTCGGCTGTATCAGTAATTGTTAAGACTGCTTGAGCCTTTGCGATTTTTAGAGGACGTCCCATTTGTTTTTCCTTTGATAAAATTAGCGGGTTCTAGCCGCTACGCAGTGGGTAACTGCATAAACTCTCCGAATGAGAGTGTATGTTATATTTATCAAAAAAGGGTAAAATTAAGTTGTAGGGCCGCCGAGATTTGGCGTTGGGAATATTCCAGTAGTACCTGTATTAGCATGTGGCATACCTAATTCTGTAATAGTAAATGGGGCAGATGTTACTCCAGATACTTCTAAGAATGATACTATATTGCCTTGACCTACAATAATACTGTTATTCACTGTGTTAGCAGGAATGATTGTGCTGTTAGCATCAGCTACAGTGTATGCTACACCGTATGGGCTATATCGTGCTGTAGCATTACTGATTACTACGGCTGAATTTGCAGTTAGTGTTAAACTTGTATTGTTAGCAATAGCTTTTACAATGCCTGCAGTAGCACCTGCTGTGTTACCAATCCAAGCACCAACATTTAGTTGAGTCAAGAATGTTGTGCCAGAACCTGTCACTGTTGCACTATTAGTGGCAGCGGTTATTGTACCTGTCAATGCAACATTGGGGAAGCTAGTTGTATATTGTATAGGACTACTTGTAGTCGCTATTTGTATTTTATCCGTAGCGATGTTGCCTGATGTTTGTACTGCTGAACTTGCTGTATATGCGTATGATGCCATTTTTAATTCCTATATCTTATTTATTCTTATAGTCTGCCTACGGCGACTTCTATTATACCTTCACCGTCAAAGTTTGCTAATGATTTACAATTACTGTTCCCATATTGAGGTGCTGAACTTGGTCTAGCATAGCCATCACCGCCTGATACTAACATATCACCTTTACGTATTGTTCCGCGAACTTTAGTTGGCACACGACCTTGAAGTGCTAATGCCACGATATGTTCACCCTGACATTTCATATTCATAACATAAGCAGGATCAGTAGAAACAACACCGGCTACTTTATTAGTACCATCTTCTGCCAATGTTACTTCCTTATCACCACCAAATGCTAATACTGTTCCCGATTCATATACGGCATCTGCTTCATAATATTCTGCTAAGTCAGCGTATGTAGCATTAAGTCTTGATCCTGCACTTAGTGAGAAGTTACCAGTAAATGTTCCTACATTAGTATTTGCACCAGTTGTAAATGTTACATTATTGCCACCAACAAAGCCAGCGTTTGCTGTGTTCAAGTTGCCTACGGTTGCGTTACCAGATACACTTACACTTGATAATGTTCCAACACTTGTAATATTTGGCTGAGCCGCAGTCGTTACAGTACCTGCAGTCGTAGCACTTGTAGCCGCGCCACTTAATGCGCCGGTGAATGTAGTAGCACTTACGTTACCTGCAGTGATGTTACCACTTGCACTCACCGTACCTGTAACAATAATTCCTGTATTTGTTACAACAACTACGTTACTTGTTCCACTTACACTAACTGTTACATTACTATTTGCGATAACTGT